GGCTCCTGTATATGGGCCTACTTTTCAAAGGCCGCTACCATGGTTTAATCAATTGAAAATCAGCGTTTTACGCTCAAAAATATGACAAAAAAAGCACCAAAAAATGAACAAAAAACAGCCAAAAAAGACGCTATTTTGGCACTAGATTCGTTCTTAATTGGCAAAGAAGAGGCCGAAATTGAGATAATTCAGAATAAACATGTAAAAAAGGCTAGAACTATAACAGGGATAAGGCCTACGACCAAATTGAACAAGCAAGAGAAAGCTTATTTTACAGCTGTTGCAAACTTCCTAAATGACGCCGGTTTGCTAGAAGTTGTTGACTGTCTTTTGTTAACTTTACTAGCTAAGAATTATGCGGTTTGGAGCTTGATGCAAGAACAGTTAAACAACGTCAGTGATTACTTTGTTACACACTCAAATGGCACCACGTCGCCCAGTCATTTCTACAACGTTTCACAAGGTGCCGAAAATCAGATTTTGAAACTCAGTACAAAGCTTGGTTTGTCACCACAAGACAGAAGCAAAATGCTTGGCGCATTAGCTTCGGCTGAAGCTGTGAAAAGTAAGACATCAAAACAAGACAACTTGAACAATCTTTTGAATGAATAAAGCAAGAACAAATTTATGGGCGGAGTACGCTAAGAATGTTGCTGAAGACAAAGTTGAAGTTGGTTCATATATCAGAAAAAGCGTTTCAATGTTTTTGTCTCTTGTGGTAGATCCAGGGCCTTGGGAATTCAGACATGAGACAGGTGAAAAGTATATAAAATTTATTCAAGAATATCTGACTCACACAAGAGGAGAATGGGCTGGAAAACCATTTAATTTAAGCCCGTGGCAACAGTTTTTAGTGGTTAACATTTTCGGGTGGTATCACAAGGAAAAAGGTTTTCGTAAATATCGCACCGCTTTGTTATTTGTTGCGCGCAAATCTGGCAAAACACAATTGGCCGCGGCAATAGCAATCGCAATGATGGTTTTAGACAAAGAACCGGCTGGCGAATATGTGTTTTCTGCGACTAAAAAAGATCAAGCAAAAATTGCATTTGATGAGGTTGCCAGAATGCTAAAAAAAGCACCGCAAGAAGTTAGGCGAAGATTCAGGGTAAACAGGCACGACGTGGTGGCACCTTACGACGGCGCTTGTAAGGCACTTTCTAGCGACGCAAACACTCTTGACGGTTTGAGTTTACAGTTAGGAGTTCTTGATGAATATCACGCACAAAAAACATCTGACTTGTGGAATGTTTTGAAGTCGTCAATGGGTTCAAGAAGAAACCCGCTAATGTTGGCAATTTCAACAGCCGGATTTATTCAAGATGGCCCATGTGCAAACGCCATGAAAACAGCGAAGGAAGTTCTTGACGGTTTGAAGACTGACGAAAGGACATTTGCGATGATTTTTCAGATTGATGACGATGACAATTGGCAAGACGAAAATTCATGGAAAAAATCCAATCCAGGAATTGGCGCTAGTATTACAATGGAATATCTGCGAAGCCAAGCAAAACAGGCCAAGAACATTGGGGGCAGAGCTGTTGTTGAATTTCAGACTAAACATTGCAATCTTTTCACCGCTTCAATGGAGCAGTGGATCCCGCCAGAACTTTTTGAAGTTCAGCGTGAAGAGTGGATCCCTCCAATTGGCTCAATTTGCTATGCTGGTTTGGACCTTGCAAGCGTGTCGGATATTTCGTCTTTGTGTTTAGTTTTTCCGCGCGATGATGGCAGTCTTTACATGCAAACTTTTCATTGGTTACCACAGCGCGCTGTAGACAGAAAACTAGAAAGAGAAGAGTCTTCAATTTATGGCCGTATGGAAGAGGATTTTGAAAACGTTTTTGTGACACCTGGAAATGTGACAGATTACTCTGCAATTCGTCAATTTATTTCAGGCGTTTTTTTAGATGATTCTGGAGCATTTAAGAATAGCGAAAATGGTATTGCTTCAAAATACAATTTGAGAGCAATGGCATACGACCGTTTCAACTCTTCTCAATTGATTATTGACTTAGTGAATGATGGTATTGAATGTGATCCATTTGGGCAAGGTTTTGTGTCAATGAGCGCGCCAACAAAAGAGTTTGAGCGCTTGCTGTTAGATGGTGACTTGTTTCATGATGAAAATGACGTTTTGAAGTGGATGCTGGGCAATGTTGCATTGCAGTTCGACCCGGCTGGAAATATCAAACCATCAAAAGACAAAAGTGGAGACAAAATTGATGGCGTTGTGGCTTCTGTTATGGCTATTGGTATGAAGATGATTGATGAAAGCAAAGAACACGAATCTTTTGAAATTCCTGATGATTGGAGGCCTCGTTTTATTTGATGAGTACCGCCCTGTCATGTTCGATTAAAGTTCATTCATTTTTGGGGTATGACTAGCAAGGTAAAAAATGGAATAAGAAAACTACTTGATTTAGGGAAAGAGGTTGTGAGGGCCGAAGATGAAACTCACTACATTCACGTGCCAACTGACACTAAGCTTGAACGCTGTACACAGTGGATCTCTGGCGGCGTCCCTTTAGTTATTCCAGACATCTGGAAAGGTTGTTTACCTATTGGTTCAGAAGTTGACCAAGCTTGTCGAGATTTTTTTGTAGACGGGGAGAAAAACATGAGTCCATTCATGTATTGCAAACACATGCAATTTCGAGCGTACGAACAGCTCATGGCGGATCTGCAAGTTTTCAATGAAAAATATGCTTCTGAATGGCATATTTTCGCCGACAGAGTTTTTTTATTTTCACTAAGTTTGGGTGTTGCTGGTGAGGTTGATTTGTTGCTTGTAAATAAGGAGACAGGCGCCATTTGGATTATTGACATGAAAACAAGTCGAGGAGGGACAAAATCTTTTGATAAAAGATACAAGAAAAATGAACCCACTAAGATGGAAAAATATACACTTCAGTTGAACACATACAGGATAATGGCAGAGGAGATGAGCAGGTTGCAAGTTCACAACATCAGCATTTTGCCAATTAAAGTATTCTATCCACCTTATGGACAACAAACAGATGAAGCGTATTTTGAACCTATGTTTGATGTCGAAATGATTGATCCAATTTCTGCTAGACAACAAATAATTGATGAGAAAAATGGCTAATGATATTCTAACTAAAGCACTAGCCAAAAAACTAGTCAAAAATCTGGCCTCAAGATCTTCCGCCTATGACTTTGGCAGGAAGTCATTTAGATGTCATTCTGTAGTGTCGCAGACAGGCCGTTTAGATTGCTTAAAATTAGTTGATGTTTTAGTTGCTTCTTTGGTCCCTGCAGTGAACATTTTAGAACACCCTCCAGTGATGATTGATAACTACGTAAAAAGTTGTCAACATCAATTCAATTCAAGGTGGAATTTGAAGTCCAGTATTGACGTCTTTTTGTTGCGAAATGATAATTTTCAAATAGCACTTACAAAAGCTAACATTGGCATGCAAAAATCACTTATGATTTTCGTTCAAGATAACAACTACAATTCGGCATTTTTTGAGCTATGCGACACGCTGGCCACGGATCGAATTTGGTTTCTAGCAAATAAATTTCAAAAAAAATAAAATGAATAAAAAAGCACCTTACCATAAACGCGTGAGAACAGGCGCCGGGTATTTAACTCTAGAACAATGTCGCGAGCTAGTTGCCTGGGCGTTAGACACCTTTATTGATGACAAATCACAAAGGGAAATAGCATTGAAAAGTAGAAACATTTGCGGTCGACAATTGGGCTTAAAAATCCACACCTCGAATGTTATGAATTTGCTCAGATATTGGATTGTAAAAAACACAGACACGCAAACGATAATTGTGGCAGAGGCAACAGCTGTTCATCATTCTACAGTGACGCGAAACGTGCAGCGTTTTGATCACTACCTTAAGCAAGATAAAGGAATGCAAAAGACGTTAGAAAAAATCTCAGAAATTGGCAAAAAATTCGAGACAAATTTTATATACAAATAGGGACACCGCCCTAGAAAAGTTTTATTCATAAATTATTTAATTTACAGCATGAACATTCCAAGAATTATTCGCGTTCAAATTAACGTTGACGCAATAGAAAAAAAGCATTTGTACAAAGGCAAAAAAGGCACATATTTGAATTTAGGTTTGGTTAACACACCCGAAAGTGAATATGGCCAAGATTACATGGTTACGCAGGATATATCTAAAGAGGCCCGTGACGCAGGAGAGCGAGGTCCAATTTTAGGCAATGGAAACGCACTTTTTTTAAGTGACGGAACACCGGCCAAAAAACAAGATAGTGGCCATAGCAAGGGCGCTGACGTGAGTTCTAAAGATGATCAATCTTCAAAAGAAGATTTGCCATTTTAACAGCGTCCTGTTTTGTTTGAACGGAAGGGGCTTTTCACGGGCCCCTTCTTTTTCCTGCTAACGTCCTAAATGAACATAATGAAAAACCCCCTGCACACATTACTCATAAAACCAGAAGAATTGCGAGAAAAAGCAAGTGAAATTCGACGCACTGGAACGCGTCGAGGAGATTATTCTGGATTTGAATCTTTAGACAAAATTTATACAGCGAAAAAAGGTTATCCGCTATTTATCGCTGGAGCTCCTCACAGTGGCAAGTCTCAGGTTGTAAAACAGCTTGCTATCAATTGGGCAACTGAGTTAAATTGGACTGGTATTTTATACATGGGCGAAGAAGGTTCTGCGGTGGATCTTTTGTTGGATTTAATTGAAATAAAAACAGGCAAATCTGCAAGACTAAATGACGCAGATGTTGACACCTCAAAAGAAGCAATTTCTAGTGATGAGTTTGAGCGTACAATTTACTGGTTAAATGAGCATTTCACCATCATTGATCCAGAGCGCGCCGTTGATATGGCTTCGTGGACTTATGACACCTTCAGCGAGTTGTTAAAAGAGGCCGGTGAATTTGATTTTTCTGTATTGGACCCATTTAACGATTTAGACAGGGATATGGAGCTGCGAGATGATCTATGGTTAACTAAAGTTTTGAAGGACGTGAGGGTTTCCGCAAGGCGTGGAAATAGGGTTGATATTATCGTTAATCATATTGCTAAAACGCACCATGATGGGAAGACACATAACAACTTACCTGTGAGCAAACCCGCTAGGCCAAATGAGTGGGCCGGCGGACAAACATGGTTTAGACGCGCTTTTACTATGCTTCTTGTATATCGACCGCCTGAAGGTGAGTTGATTGATTTTTGCCCATTTGAAGGATCCGAAGAGGGCTACAAAGTTGGGCCGGGTGAAATGTGGATTCAGAACCAAAAAGCAAAACCAAAAGGGAGCGGACAATTAGGGTGGGCGCGTTTGTACTATGACACGTCAAAAAATCAAGTTTACGAGTTAGACGAAACAGGTGCAAATGGACGTTGGACAATAGGGCCTGAACAAAAGGTTCAAAGGTACTATTCGGGGCAGCTTAAAATTTATCGT